CATATTGGAAGACACTCAGGCACTTTGGATCTAAGACCCTACAGTCCAGAAAAAAAGACATAAAAAGAACAGAGACAAAGATCCAACTACGTAAACAGACACATGACCATAACAGTAAACAGACAGAGACTTAGGTACACTGTTTGTTGCAAAAATGTCACACGAAAAAAGTTTTTTGCACCGACGCGACGAATTTTGTTGATTTTTGTTGACATCATTCGCCGCGATCTTGTAGGTTCCGGTTGTTACGGACATTTCCAAAACGAAAATTGTATTATGAAAAATATAAATAATATATTAGATTCAATTAGTTACTTAAAGGAGTAATAAAATATGAAAGATGTAATGTTATATCTTATGAATAAGAATTTTTTTAATGGAAGTTTTCCCATAACACGTTGTCGTCTTGTTGTAGATGGTGATCCGTGGCAATGGGCTAAAGATAAACTGTGGGCTATGAAATCAGTTGACGATTCAGAAGATGTCGGCCCAGTTGCTATGATTGATTTATTTCCCCCAACTGAACCATCTGATCTTTATGACAATAAAGTTTCAGCTTCTGAAGATTTTAAGGAGATCTAATAATGGAAGATGTAATCAGCTTAACACCTAAACAACTTAAAGGTCTTGTGTACCACTTGAATGAAGAGTTATACCGATATTCACTACATAATGACGACTCACGCCGTATTGTCACTGAACGCATATTAAATATGTGTGTTAATTGTTATAACAGTCCTAATATGGTTGATTCAGTTGAAGAACAGGAAAAGGAACAGACTGAATTAGAGCTTGATCAAGGTTCTCCAACCCGTAAACAAATCGCAGAACGTCTTGTTAACGGATTGAAATGGTCAGATAAAGAATACGGTAAAGCTTTTAAAGATTCCTGATAATGGGACAGTTCATTAAGCATGAAGCATGTGAAGAGTGTGGTTCTTCAGATGCTAACGGTATTTACGAAGACGGTTCTAGCTGGTGCTTTAGCTGTTTAACTTACAAATTTCACAAAGGAGATAAAGGCATGGCTGAATCAGTACGCACTGCAATACTGGAACAGTTCGAGAAACTACCGACTGAAGGTATTATTTCTGCTATCAAAGACAGGGGAATTAATGCTGACGTGTGTAAAACATATAAGGTTAAAGTCAGAACCAACGAAGACGGTGACATCACTCACCACTACTACCCCTACTATGATAAGAATGAATCTCTTGTTGCTTACAAGATACGTGAAGTAGCAAGTAAGAACTTTCGGACATCAGGAAGCTGGCCTCAAACTGGTTTGTTTGGTCAACAGCTTTTCACCAAGCCTACTTCTTGGATCACCATCTGTGAAGGAGAACTGGATGCACTTGCTGTACGCCAGATGCTTGGTAATTATCCTGTTGTGTCTATCCGAAACGGTGCGGCCTCTGCTTTGAAGGATTGTAAAAGATCACTCCAGTTTCTTGACGGCTTTGAAAACGTAGTCATTTGTTTTGACTCAGATAAGGTTGGTAAGAAAGCTGCTAAAGAAGTAGCGGATCTGTTTACTCCGGGTAAGTGTCACATTCTCACTACCGAATTGAAAGATCCTTGTGAATATCTCATGCAGAGTAAACCTAAATCATTTGTTACTGAATGGTTTGAAAAGAAGAAAAAATACACTCCAGAAGGTATCATCTGTCTTTCTGATATGTGGGAATCTCTTTCCGAAAAGGATGACGTTGTTACGGTTAACTACCCGTGGACAGGGTTGCAGCATCTGACATACGGCATGAGATTAGGTGAGCTTTGTACCTTTGCGGCAGGGACAGGTGCTGGTAAGAGTACAGCGGTACGGGAACTTGCTTACCACATACTGATGAACAGTCCTTACAATATTGGGATGATATTTCTTGAAGAGACTGTTAAACGTACTGGTCTTGCTCTGTTGGGTATGCATGCTAACAAACCTATGCACCTACCGACATGCGAGTACACCGACGAGGAGTTCAAGGAAGCCTTTGAAGCAGTCAGCAAGGACAAACGTGTGTTTCTCTTTGACCACTTTGGTTCTTGGGGTATAGATCAACTCATTTCTCGCATAAGATTTATGGCTAAAGGACTTGACTGTAAGTTTATATTCCTTGATCACATATCTATTATCGTTTCGTCTCAGGAGTTTGGTGATGAACGTAAAGCTATCGATGAAGTAATGACCAAGCTCCGTATGCTGGTACAGGAACTTGACGTTCATCTGGGTATCGTGACTCATCTTAAACGGGTTCCCAATGGAGCGCATGAAGAAGGACATCATGTATCTTTGAGTCACCTTCGTGGCAGTCAGGGAATAGCCCAGCTATCCGACATGGTACTGGGGTTGGAACGTGACTCACAGAACGAAGATGTGGGTATACGTAACACGACATTGATACGTGTGTTAAAGAACAGGTTCAGTGGAGACACTGGCCCTGCAACTTATTTAAGATTCGACAGAACAACTGGTCGTCAGACTGAAATAGATAAGTCTGAAATGGAAACTGAAGAAGGAGAAGAGACTGATGAGACAAGAACACCAGACGACGAAAGTAAAATGTTCAGTCAGGTCATCGATGGGTAATGAGAATTGGCGTACCAAACCTTCCAACCATCCTGACTACCGTAAGAAGTATCAGGGCAAGCGTAGGGCTGAACAGAAAGCAAGGTCTGTTAACTACAAAGGAGCAGCGTGTCAAAAGTGTGGTTGGTCTTTTGAATGCCTTGACGTATTTGACTTTCATCATACTGATCCTAACGAAAAAGATATAAATATTGCTGATTGGATGGGAAGGGTTACATGGGAAACATTAAAGAAAGAGTTAGACAAGTGTATTCTTTTGTGTTCAAACTGTCACCGTATACACCATGCGGAGATACGCGAGGCAGAGTATGAAGCTAATCCTTGACATAGAAACTGATGAACTGGATGCAACCTGTATCCATTTAGTTGTGTGTAAGAACCTTGACACGGGTCAGGTGACATCCTTTCGAGAGTGGGACAAGGACATCCTTCAGTCTTTCCTTAATGACACTGAACAGCTTATTATGCACAACGGAATTTCATTTGATCTTCCTATACTCAACAGGTTGTGGGGTATTACTTTCCCTTATCACAAGATACTGGATACTCTTATCATCTCTCAACTTCACAATCCTATACGTGCAGGAGGAAACAGTTTAGATAATTGGGGAGACATTCTGAAACTTACCAAACTACCCAAACCAGATTCATTTAAAGCGTACACTCCACAGATGCACCGTTACTGTGAACGTGATGTAGACGTTACGGAAAAGGTTTATCATTGTTTGAAGAAGGTGATGGTCGGTTGGTCAAAGCACTCAGTGAATCTGGAACACACTATAAGACGGCTTCTGGATTTACAAACTAAACATGGATTCTACATAGACCAACAGAAAGTTCACACTCTTGTTGCTACTCTGTCTGAAGAAAGCGGAGAACTTGAAGACCATTTGGTTGAAGTGTTTGAGCCTACTTATAAAGAACTTAAAACAAAGACCAACATCATTCCGTTTAATCCTCAGAGCCGTCAACAGATTGGGGATCGACTGATGAAGCGAGGGTGGAAGCCTACCCTGTTTACTGAGAAGACAGGTCTTCCTGTAGTAAATGAATCTACTCTTTCAGACTGTGACATTACAGAATCTGCACACCTCCTACGATACATGCTGTTACAGAAACGTTCAGCACAGATTTCATCTTGGGTTAAGTCAATCAACCCTGACACGGATAGAGTTCATGGAAGAGTTATAACGATAGGTGCAGTAACCAATCGTATGAGCCACAACTCTCCCAACATGGCTCAAGTACCAGCAGTTCATTCACCATACGGAAAGGAATGTCGTGAGTGCTGGACAGTGGAGGACATTGACAACTACCGTCTGGTAGGTGCTGATGCGTCTGGGTTAGAGTTACGCTGTCTGGCTCACTACATTAACGATCCGAATTACACCAAAGAAATACTGGAAGGTGATGTACACACGGCTAACCAAAAGATGGCTGGTCTGGCAACAAGAGATCAGGCCAAGACTTTCATCTATGCATTTCTTTACGGAGCAAGTGGAACCAAAATAGGTTCTATAGTAGGGAAGAGTCCTGCTACAGGAGCAAGATTAATTAACAAGTTTCTTACAGCTATGCCCAAGCTTGCTTCTTTCCGTGAGAAAGTGATTGACGAAGGTGTTGAAACTGGTATGGTCGCAGGACTCGACGGCAGATTTCTAAGGATTAAAAGTCAGCACTCTACTGTTAACACACTACTTCAAGGAGCAGGTGCAATCATCTGTAAAGAATGGCTTTGTCACATAACCAAGTATGTAAATGATAAAGGATTAGATGCCAAACCTGTAGCTAATATCCACGATGAAGTACAGTTTGAAGTCCATAAAAAGGATGCAGATACTTTCTCTCTCCTTTCAAAACGGGCAATGAAAGACACGGAAGAGAGCTTGAATGTACGCTGTCCTCTCGACAGTGAATCTAAGATTGGATTAAATTGGGCAGAGACACATTGACATGACTACTAAATTTTCATCCGTTGAAGAAGAAAAGGCTTATAGATCTATGGTTAAAAAAGAAAACGACACAAAGATAACACCCGTGTCTGTAGAAGCAGAGTGGATCGACAACGCTTCT